CTATCTGTTTTTATTGAAATCATGTTCATCTATAAAATCCGCGTAGCTTTTACGTAGCTTTTGTAGTCTTCTCTGAGTCCAGTTATTTTTTATAACCTGAAACTCAAGAACACCTTTAAATGCGATTTTATTTCCAGTTTTTGTTGTGTCGTGGATTTTTAATTGACTGCTATAGTGAACATTGTATTTATTCCCATCAATATCACTGTATGTAAGCTTAAATAATGGGCCATTGATATTGTTGGCTATTTCTCCATTCATCTTTTGAAGGAAAATAATTTCATTTACTAAAACCTCTAGGTAAAATGAAGAAAGATTTAAAATAATTTTGTTTGAGTTGCTATTTTGTGGGGGGATATACCCAATGTTATAAATTTCCTCCGCCTCTTTTAAAAAATCAGTGTGCTGAGCAATGAATATTATTTTTACTTTGCTTTCGTGATGTTTACTGATGTTTTCAAATGAAAAGTTATACTTTGGATTTATTTTGTTTTGGTTTTTCATTAAATAATTTAATTTTGAAATGAAGTCAAATTCAACATTAACTGTGGCATTTAATGCTACTCCAGAACCTGTATTAATAATTTCAGGTCTGTGTTTGCTGTAATGCTCGGAAGATATTGGTAATAAGCTATAGACATCATCATATACCTCTCTAGTCCTTATTTGATAATTGTTAATGACTAGTTGAGGTGTTACTGATATTTTCCTTTGCTTGATCGTTTGCTTAACAGCAAGAAATGCCGCAACGGCTGATGCCATTGTGGCTAAAGCGGTGATAATATCTGATAAGTTATCCATGTCTAATCTCTATCCAGTTTTGGATAGAGATTATTATTTATTTGCAGTTTACATTCAATAATGGGGCCGAGGTTTTTCCATCATACTCTTTAAGGTAGTGGCCATAGTGCCTGAACAGCATCTCAGGGCCTTTGTGTCCCATTTGAACAGCTAGCCAGAATAGGTTGGCACCGCGGCTGATATGTCTGGTAGCAAATGTATGCCTTGTCTGATATGGATTTCGATAACGGATACCTGCCTTTCGTAGAGTCGGCACCCATGCCTTTTTTCTAATTGCATCAGCACTTGCCCAGGGTTTTTCGGTCTTTGGATCTTCAAAGACAGTAGCATCCTTCATGAAAGTGAACGGTTTCTGATTTATCAGAGCCAGCATTGCTTCATCTGTCAGCTCAACTTTTCGGGTACCTGCTTTTGTTTTGGTCCCTTTGATCACACCAACAACACTGGCACTCTGAACATGAGCGGTCTTTCCAACGAAGTCTATATCACGCCAGCTAAGAGCACATAGTTCAGAACTACGTAGGCCTGTTTGTATAGCGAACCGGAAAAGATTTTCCCATTGCTTGTTTCCTGCCGCAGCGAGTAAAGAATCAACTTCAGCGGGCGATAGCGGATCGACCACGTAGCTGCTTTCTGTTTCCGATTTATCACTTTGGTAGCGTGAGGCTGTTACCAGTGATACAGGGTTAATCTGAACCACCCCATCTGTCACCGCCTCATCCAAAGCAGAACGCAGGAATGACAGCTGGTTTCGGATAGTTTTCAATGTCGTTTTCTGGTTCTGGATCCATGTCTTCAATGTGGCCGGCGTCAACTCACTTGCAGGGAAATTATGAAGTGATGACAGCGCGCTTCGGCATTTCTTATATCCACCAATTGTCGAAGGAGATAGTTTCCTCGTTTCACAGATTATAAGATACTCGTCCAGGTACATCTTCACCGTTTTGCCTGCGGCAGCGTTGCCAAAAATTTTTAACCGGGCAGAACGGGGAAAGTATTCCGCATAAACAAACGTCCCTCTTTCGATCTTGTTATGGATTTCGCCGAGTGTGCGCTCGGCGTATTTGATGTTTTTTGGGGTTACGTCCAGATTAGAAAGGGGCTCACGGCATTTAACCCCTTTATAAGTGAATGTAATATTGATGGTTTCACCGTTGCGATGTTTCCTGATGGTTATGCCGCGTGGGAGTTTAGGCGATTCTGTCGTGCCCATTTTGCAACCTCACTAAGATCAATCCATCTTTCCTTAACGCCGTCGACCTTTAGCACCTGAACCCCTTCACGCCATACTCCACGCTGCACACGTTTGTTGATGGCATCCGGGGTTTCGCCAGTCTCTTTGCAATAAGTTGAGATGGGAACACAATCGAGGCTCAGCATATATTTCTCCATTATCCCAGCTGCACCTGGGAGTAAGATGTTAATTAATATTGTCTTTTCTTTGTAGTACTGCGAATGCCATTAATACCTCTAAAGTATATCGTCTATAAAACTTCACAAACCCGACGTAGAAAACATAGACGAAGAAAAAACTAAGTAGTACCGAAATTAAACTATAAGAAATAGAATTACCTTCTATTAAACGACAAATAAAGGTTAGGAAGGATATCCAAAATGTAATTATAAATACCAAGCAAATATTTCTGCAAAAGCCATATAATGCAACATAGTTTTGAATTTTTGATTGATGTTGATTCGAAAATTCATAGACATAATGATAAGCCAATCTGAAAAGATCATCATGAAGACCAGTTCCAACTTTTAATAATTCACTGTCTAGTCTGAACTTTTTCTCATAGCCGTCTTTAATTATTAGCCATGTAGTATTAGCTAATTGAAATGGCAATGATTGGGAATAACATAACTTTTGAGTGGCGTAATCCCATGGTGTTATGGGTGATAGCACTGCTTTGATTATGCGGTATTTTATTTTTCTTTTAATATCTTCATCTTGTTCACAACATGATGGTGTACAAACGATTTCTAAGTCATCTGATAACTTATTGAATAGATATTGGGAAGGGTATCCCAACTTTTCGTTCATATATTTTTCAATGAAAAATGCTGATGTGATCGATATAAAATGCCCAGCTATGTAAGATATGATGACTATTGAGGCATAGTTTAAAACACCAAAAATTTGACTTTGACCTTTGAGCAATTCAGTTAAATCAACAACAATATCTAAATCGAATGTCAAACCACAGAAATACATTAACAGGATAAAAAATCCACCAGGTATTAGATATCCAAGAAAATCATAGAATGAGAATGGATTTTGATTCACTTTTAGACTCCAAAATATCCTTATTGTTGAATTCATCAATGTAACCGATAACGTATTGAATATAAATAATTTATTAGCATTTTGGTATCTAGCTCGACAAGAGGACTCGGCACAATGGTCATGCGGTCATTACTCATGATTTTACCCTCGTTAAGGCGGCTGCCACCGCCGAACTCTCTCCATACTCGACTGCAAGCGCACTTTGTCTGTTTCATACCTGTCACCCATAACTGATAAGTGAAGAAGTGCGCTTGCATGTTGTGCCTTGAAAAAGGCTGGCGGTAACCAGACAAAAGGGAAAACACCGGGCCGCCAGAATGTTGATACAAGGCATGCTTTAACTTCATCTAACGTACTATGGGTTACGTTGGATGAATCAAATGTACCTTTAGTTACCAATTAGGTCAAGTTGGTAATGTACTTTATGTTACCTGTGAGGATGTAAAAAAGCCGAGACTAAGCCCGGCCCTTGAATTTGAAGGGATTAGATATTTTGGGTAATTTGAACGACTTTGCCTACTATGCGGCAGTTGCCATCGATTTGGATAGGCTTAAACACAGGATTAAGTGGCATTAAGTATGAATAGGGGCTATCCCACACTAATTTTTTAACCGTTGCTTCTGAGGTTCCATCCAATATAGCAACGACAATTTTCCCATATAGATCATCAAGCTGCCCATAGTGGGGCTCGACTATAACAATAGAACCTTCAGGTATAGATGGCAGTCCTTGCGGGTTGGTCATCGACTCTCCGCGGACTACTAACCCAAACGCTTCATCCGACACATTTGCAGTTGTTTGAGTCCAGGAAATCACGTCAGTAAGTCTTGAGCAAGCATAGCTTTCTGTCCATAAACCGGCTTGAACTGCCGATATGATCGGTACAGCTACTGGGGGTTTTAAAAAAGGCACAACGCGCGTGTCGTCAATGGTCTCATCGCCGCGTCCATAGAGTATCCACTCTGGTGTTGTTGATAGTGCCTGTGCCAACTGGTGAAGGTTTTCACCATCAGGCTTGGTCGTGCCGTTCTCCCATTTAGTAACCGATACACGGCTTACACCGAGCTTCTTCGCTAGTGTCAGTTGGGTTATATCCAGTTGAATTCTCCTGGATCTGATGCGGTCTTTCATCTCTGTTTTCATGTAACCAATGTTACACCCTTTACTGGTAACTGTTGTTTGCTATTTGATGTACCTTTTGTTACCTTTGGTTCATTCACCACACCGGAGGAACTATGTATAAGTCCGAAGTCGTAAAGCATTTTGGCGGTATCTCTAAAACCGCTGTTGCTTTGAATATTTCACACCCTGCTGTATGCCGCTGGGGGAAGGTTATCCCCGAGAAACAAGCCTTCGTGATTGAGAGAATTACTAACGGGAAGTTGATGTACGACGCATCCCTGTATCACAAGGTTACAAGCACTTCTGTTAACCAGTAACCACAGGACTAAGGGGTAAACCGTGGGTAACGAACCTGTTTGGAAAGTCGAACGTCAGCCTGCCTGGCTGGTGGTCGCAATTAAAAAAACGATTACCGACCTGCCTGGTGGCTACGCCGAAGCGGCGGAATGGTTGGGAGTAACAGAGAACGCGCTGTTTAACCGCCTCCGTGTTGGAGGGGATCAGATCTTCCCTATGGGTTGGGCGATGGTGCTACAGAAGGCCGCTGGTGTTAGCTACATAGCTGACGCGTTTTCTCGTCAAACAGATAACGGAATCCACATTCCAGGCGCGGCACCAGAAACAGAGAACGAAGAGATTGGCTTAAAGCTGGCTGAGCTGGTTGGCAGGCTTGGTGACCTGGTTAACGCATATCGTCGATACATCGATGATGGTGTGGTTGATAAAGGGGAGTGGGACAGTCTGAACGAAATCGCCTACCAGTTCCGGGTAACGCTTATGACGTTTCTGAACCTGATATCACTCGTTTATTGCCTTCCAGAAAAGAGTGACGCCCGCGAGTGTGCAGCTCCGGGCGCCTTGGCGAACAACTCTTCGAGTATGGAGAAATAATCCGCATGAGCAGTTTAACGGCTTTTAACCGTCTACCGCAACTCAGGATGATCCCGGTTTCGGGTGCTCCGTTGTTTCGGTATGAGCGCAGATTATCAAACCGCTGGGTTCCGTGTAACCACAGTAGGGCGGTTTCAATTGTGGGGGTCTACAACCGGAGGGCAAAACGCCTGTGCGCGAACTTAACCGAAGGTTCAAAGACCACCGCGGAGTGCCTGTCCGTGTTATCCGCTGGGAACCAGAAACACAACGCGTTATCTATCTGCGTGATGGCTACCCGCACGAATGCTTCAGCCCACTTGAGCATTTCAGGCAAAAGTTCAGGGAGATAACGGACGATCATGAGCACTAAATTAACCGGCTACGTATGGGATGGTTGCGCGGCGTCGGGCATGAAGTTGTCTAGTGTCGCGATCATGGCCCGCCTCGCGGATTTCAGCAGTGATGAGGGCGTGTGCTGGCCGTCCATTGAAACTATTGCTCGCCAGCTTGGCGCAGGGCCGAGCACTATCAGAACGGCAATCGCTAAGCTTGAAAAAGATGGCTGGCTCACGCGTACACAGCGCCGTAATGGTAACCGTAATGCTTCGAACGTGTACCGCCTGAATGTGGCGAAACTTCAGGCTGCCGCATTTTCTCAACTGTCAGATTCTGACACGTCAAAATCTGACGCATCAAATTTTGACGCCTCAAAAACTGACCCGTCGAAATCTGGCAAAAATGGCGGTTTTGACCCGTCAGAATCTGGCGGGGATCCGTCAGTAAAATCAAAACAAGATCCACAAGTAACTTCAAAACCCTCTTGTCCGGTTGCGGCGCAACCAGACCCTGAAGTTGTGATTACCGACCAGGCGATTTTGGTTCTGACCCATTTGAACCAGATCAGCGGATCCCGGTATCAGAAATCCAAAACATCCCTGGAGAATATCCGTGCCCGTCTGCGTGAGGGGTACAGCGTTGCAGACCTGCAACTGGTTATCGACCTGAAGCATGAGCACTGGCACGAGAACGACGAGCAGTATCAGTACATGCGGCCGGAAACGTTGTTTGGCCCGAAGAAATTCGAGAGCTATCTGCAAAGCGCTACCCGCTGGGATCAGAAGGGACGGCCTAAACGCGCTGACTGGGGTGCGAAAAAGCGCGATGTGATGGCTTTTGGTCCGGTTGATACAACGATTCCAGAGGGGTTCAGAGGATGACGTTAAACAAATATTGCAAGGCGCTGGCGGTACTGCGTAGCAAACCAGCCCATGAATTGAAAGAAGTTGGCGATCAGTGGCGGACACCAGATCTGCTTTTCTGGGGTATCAACGCGCTATTTGGTCCATTAGTTCTGGACCTGTTTGCTGACGACGACAACACGAAGTGCCCGGCATGGTACACCGCCGAAGATAACGCGCTGACGCAGGACTGGTCTGAACGTCTTGCAGAACTGGGCGGCGCTGGTTATGGCAACCCCCCGTATAGCCGTTCGCAGTACCACGAGAAACAGGCGATCACTGGCATGACGCACATCATGAGCTACGCAGCAGCCCAGCGTGAAAAGGGAGGTCGCTATGTGTTCCTGATAAAGGCTGCGCCGAGCGAAACGTGGTGGCCGGAAGATGCCGATCACATCGTATTCATCCGTGGGCGCATTGGGTTCGATCTGCCTGTGTGGTTTGTACCTGCTGACGAAAAACAGAAACCCACCAGCGCGTTTTTTGCCGGTGCTATAGCTGTCTTCGATAAGTCATGGCGTGGTGAGCGGTTCAGCTATATCAACCGTACCGAACTGGAGGCAAAAGGGCGGGCGTTTATGACTTTGGCGCAATTTGCTGCCAGCAAGTCTCAACCTGCAACTGCCACACCATCTGTAGCTGACAAGCCAGAAGCAGAGTTGCCACTTACCCAGAAAGATATTTTTGATATCAGCGGTGTCGAGGCGTGGGCATGCGTTAGAGCTGCGTTCGGCGATAAAGAAGAATACACATTTAGTGAATCGAAGTTTGGGCATACCTGGGCGGCGGATTCTGTCGAAGCACCGGAATTCACTCAGGTATCACCATTAACGATCGACAAAGCGAAGCTGCTTATTCGTGAGAGTATTTTGTTCGGTGTGGATGAGTGGCTGTTGTCGATTGAATTCGATGACGCTGCTGCGCGCATGGATATGTCGGAACGTATTCGTACTGTTGCCCTTGAAGCATCTGGTGAATATGGCATGAACAGTACTGATTTCATTGCCGCTATGGGAAGCCTGGATGTTTCAAGTTGGTCCAATATTCGCCAGATCCGCATGCACATCCGTGAGAAAGCTAAACCAGTATCGGATCCGCTTCCCGAGTCCCGTATCTGGCCGCTGGAGGTTGGAATTGTATTCGACCAGGTAGACGGCGCTGACATGCTGGATGAATCACAGCAGAACAAGCTGAAAGCCAACATCAATCAACTCTGGCTGGAACGAACGGCCACCAGCGAAATCATCACAATTGCGCGTGGTCTTGTCGGCAGCATGCAGGGGGTAATCCATGCGTGAGATTATTGTTGATAACTTTGCTGGTGGCGGTGGCGCATCAACAGGTATTGAACTGGCGATCGGGCGCAGCGTGGATATTGCGATCAACCACGACGAAAACGCCATTGCGATGCATAAGACGAACCACCCGGACACACTGCATTATTGTGAATCCGTTTTTGACGTGGATCCGGTAGCTGCCACCGGCGGTAATCCTGTCGGCCTGGCATGGTTTAGCCCGGACTGCCGACACTTCTCGAAGGCAAAAGGCGCAAAGCCAGTGAAAAAAGAGATACGCGGTCTGGCCTGGATTGTTCTGCGTTGGGCACTGGCGAAGAGACCGCGCGTGATGATGCTGGAGAACGTGGAAGAGTTCAAAACGTGGGGACCGCTGCTGGCCGATGAAATGCGTCCGGATCCTGCCCGCACTGGCGAAACATTCAATGCATTTGTCGGCATGCTGTCCACTGGCATTCCTGCTGACCACCCGGCACTGTCAGAGGTTTGTGAGTTTCTGTCTATTGAAAGAGGTAGCGAGCAGGCGCAACAGCTGGTGGATGGGCTTGGATATGATGTTGATTATCGCGAACTACGCGCGTGTGATTACGGCGCGCCGACGATCCGCAAACGCTTCTTCATGGTTATGCGCTGCGATGGCTGCCCAATCCAGTGGCCTGCTGTTACCCATGGGGATCCTAAGTCTCTGGAGGTGCAGAGCGGCAGGCTGATGCCATGGCGTACCGCTGCGGAATGTATCGACTGGAATGTTCCGGCCCTGTCCATCTTCGACCGCAAAAAACCGCTGGCGGAGAACACTCTGAAGCGGATCGCGCGCGGCATACAGCGCTTTGTTATCGAAAGTGCGTCGCCGTTTATCGTGAAGTGTAACCACACAAGCTCAAAAAATTCGTATGACGCTTTTCGCGGGCAGTCGCTGAATGAGCCATTACAGACCATTACTAAAAAACTCGGCTACGCGTTAGCCGTTCCACACCTGACAAAATTCCGCACTGGCGCAACCGGGCAGCCCGTTACCGAACCTGTCCCGACGGTAACTGCTGGCACATCAAAACGTCCAGGTGGGAACGGGCATGCACTCGGGATTGTTGAGGCTGCACTGACGCCATTCCTGGCGGGTAATGGTGGTAGTGAATACCAGGCGAAACCGCGCCCGCTGGATAAACCTGCTCATACCATTCTGAAGCAATCCCGCACCTGTCTTGTTGCGCCAGTGATAGCCCGCCAGTTTGGGGCCAGCGTCGGTCACCGGGCAGACGAACCGAGCGCAACCATCACCGCTGGCGGTGGCGGTAAATCTCAACTTGTAACGCCTACGCTGATCCAGATGGGTTATGGCGAACGACCTGGACAAGAACCGCGTGTGCTGCGACTGGATAACCCGCTTGGGACCGTTACTGCAGGTGGAAATAAATTTGCGACGGTGAGCGCGTTCCTGGCGAAACACTACGGCGGTAACTATACGGGGCCAGGTGTCAGTATGGATGAACCCGCGCACTCAGTGACCACTGTCGACCATCATGCAGTAGTTGCCTCTCATCTGGTGAAACTGCGTGGAACATGCCGCGACGGGCAACGCCTTGATGTGCCCATGCCAACAATCACCGCTGGTGGCCAACACGTGGGTGAGGTACGCACATTTCTCGAGACGTATTGCGGGGAAAGTGACGATGAATGGCTGGTAACGATCGATGGGGTTAAATACCAGATCGTTGATATCGGAATGCGCATGTTGCAGCCGCATGAACTCTACAAAGCGCAGGGCTTCCCGGATGGATACGTTATTGATCAGGACTACCGTGGAAATCGCTATGCAAAAGATAAGCAGGTAGCCCGCTGTGGTAATGCGGTACCACCACCATTCGCCAGGGCGCTGGTGGAGGCAAATCTTCCGGAACTGTGTGCAGTGCAACATCAGGAGGTGGCATGAAACTTGTGCTCCCGTTCCCTCCGAGCGTGAACACCTACTGGCGCGCCCCTAATAAGGGGCCGCTGGCCGGTCGTCACCTCATTAGCGCTGATGGCCGTAAATACCAGAGCGCTGCCTGCGTGGCGATCATTGAGCAATTACGACGTCTCCCGAAGCCATCGACTGAACTGGCAGCGGTAGAAATCACTCTGTACCCGCCGGATGCGCGCCGCCGGGATATCGATAATTACAACAAAGCCCTGTTTGACGCGCTGACACATGCGGGTGTCTGGGAAGACGACAGCCAGATTAAGCGCATGCTGGTGGAATGGGGACCCGTAGTGCCGAAAGGTCGGGTAGAGATAACGATCAGCAGATATGAACCGGCGGGTGCAGCCGCCTGATATGGAGAAAAGTATGAGCCAGTTAATCGTGAATGGTGTAGTAACAATGTCCAGCCGTGATATTGCGGATCTGGTTCAGAGTAAACACAGTGACGTGAAACGCTCGGCTGAGCGTCTTGTTGCTGCGGGAATTTTAACCGCGCCGTTGGCGCAGTTCGATTTTGAGCATAACGGCAATGTTTACCAGGAGTATCGTTTTAACAAACGCGACTCTCTGGTGATTGTTGCCAGACTGTCACCAGAATTTACCGCTGCGGTTGTTGATCGGTGGCAGGAACTGGAAGAAGGGCAGAGTGTCAGTGTTCCCCGCTCATTGCCGGAAGCGCTTCGCCTGGCTGCTGATTTAGCCGAGCAGAAAGAGCAACTGACCATCCAGCTGGCAGCCGCGGCGCCAAAAGTGGAGTTTGTTGATCGTTATTGCTCTGCAAAAGGCTCCATGTCATTCCGGCAGGTAGCCAAATTGCTCAACGCAAAAGAAACCGAGTTCCGCCTGTTCCTCATTGAACGCAATATCCTGTATCGCCTCGGCGGCACACTTACCCCTATGGCGCAGCACATTTCCGCGGGAAGATTTGAAGTTAAGACGGGAACATCGAGCACATCCAATCATGCATTCAGCCAGACGCGTTTCACTGCCAAGGGGGTACGCTGGATTGGTGGATTGTGGGCTGAACATATTGCAGGGGGGCAGGCGGCGTGAGGGCTTTGTTAACTCCTGAAGTCGCCCATCGTATGGGAATTGTGTTGTTTCGTCCAGGCGCGGAACTAATGCACCTCTTCATGCGCGGTCGCGTTCTTATCGAACCTGAACCAGAAGAAATGGCGTCATTCAGTACAGGGGCTGTTCCCGCCGCCATTCAGCCGCTGGCTGATGATCCAGTAATGCGGCAGGTCTTCGGGAATGAGCGGGTTATTCAGCGTGCCGGTGGGCTTCCTTCCCTTGAGCAATGGTTGAGTACCCGGTTTGATTGCCAGTGGCCACATTCATCGTGGCACGACAAGAACTTCACAACAATGCGGCACCCACCAGGAAGTATTCGCCTGTGCTGGCATTGCGATCACACTTTGTCGGGGCAGCATACCGAACAGCTTGCAGGTATAGCGGCAGGAAACCTGGTATCCTGGATTCTGGAAGTCATTCGGCGTGATTCTGGTTTTCCCGAGTCGCATATCCTGACGCTTCCGGAACTGTGCTGGTGGATGGTCAGAAACGACCTGGCTGATGTTATTCCGGAAAGCGTTGCGCACAAGGGGCTACGCCTTCCGGATGAGAAGATCCGCTCGGTCATGAGGGAAAGCGACATTGTGCCTTCCGCTTCTGCAACCAGCCTCGTGCAGGAGAAGGCGAAGAAGATCCTCACGCTCTCTGTTGATCCGGAGTCTCCAGAATCTTTCATGCTCAGGCCAAAGCGACGCCGCTGGATAAATGAGACGTACACCCGCTGGGTTAAAACACAACCCTGTGAGTGTTGCCGACGGCCAGCAGATGATCCGCACCATATCGTAGGGCACGGTATGGGGGGGACAGCAACAAAAGCCCATGATCTCTTCGTGATCCCTCTGTGCAGAGAGTGCCACGACGAGTTACACGCCGATGTACCGGCATTCGAGCAGAAGCATGGTACGCAGCTTGAGCTGCTACTGCGTTTTATGGATCGGGCGCTGGCGATCGGCGTAATTGCGAAAGCTTAAGTGTATGGAGCGCAAAGAAGCATGAATCAACAAGACCTGAATTTTGTAAGAATAGAATTGCGCCGCGCGCTACCTGACCTGTCTGGGGGAACAAAAGGGCAGCTTGAGGCTTTCAGTGAACACCCACCAGCAGACAAAAATGCCACCCCTCGCCGTGGAATTCATCTCGTCGAACTCGAAGGAGAGAAGGGGCCACGCTTTGTTAACTCACTTTCCGCGCCACTGTATGTGCTGGAAACACGCAGCCGCCGCAGGCCAATGCCGCCGATAAAAGATGCGGAATTTGAGTCCGCGCCGTGGCGTAGGGCAGTGTCCGCGCTTAGTGGATACCAGCAGGCCTGGTTGCGGTACTGCTACGGTTTTGACCTTAGCTATAAGCACCAGGTGATGATGTGTGAATACGTCTGGAAAACTTATCAGAAATGCCTTGGTGAAAACTCGCTTCAGGAGCGCGTAGTAAAGAAACTGATAGGCCTGGTATGGCTGGCAGGGCAGGAAATTGCCGCAACCAGAAATAATGAAACCTATAAAGACTATGCTGGTGCAGTGTTGGCCCGCATGGTTAGCGTTGACCGTTCGACATGGTTGCGTGTCTATTCAGGGCACTGGGCTGGGTTAAAGGCCGCTTTTACTCAGCTTGATGAATCTGCGCTGGCAATGACTCTTGAATACTATGAGGAAGAAGAAGCCCTCAAAGTGGCAGAAATGTGAAGTAAATTTCACTATCTCCTTCAAACGCGCTTGCAAAATGCAACAAAATAAGCCATATTTAAAGCATATTTGATATGTTGCCAAAGTTTTATAAACCCGCCAATGAGCGGGTTTTTCTGTCTTATGAATCGACTAATGCATGGTAAGTTATTGGTTCTGATTACTAATGAGTGAGATGAGAGTATGTTGCCTCAGATACCTTCTGAAACGGTCGGAAAAATCTATGAAGATTTGTTCCAACCTGCCTTGCGCCAGTTTGGAGCTGCAGGGGAGAGAGTTGCGCAAACAGTATGCTTATTAAGCTTACCGTTTGTATATGGTGCAGCAAAATACGAACAGCTATTGGTAAGAATACAAAAATCGTTTCATAAGGTTCCAGAGAGTGAATTGACTCCACCGCCTGCAAATGCTGTATATCAAATAGCTGAAAAGTTAATGTCTATGCCTGAAGATGATGCTATTTCTGAAATGTATATTGAGCTGCTCTCTTCATGTATTAGCAAAAGTAACATTAATTCTGTCCATCCCGCCTTTGTGAATTTAATAAGTCAGATATCAGGCGATGAAGCATTATTCATCGATTGTTTAGCTCTGCGCGAACGGTCAATCTATTTTAAAAGATCTGATTCTTGGATAGCACCAACTCATAAAGAAATTGAGCATGTCCTCCTTCCGTGGTCTGGAATGTTAATGGATGGCAAGCCTATCGAAGAATCTGTTTTTAATCCTGATATTTTAAATGTTCCTGATTATTTCTTTACGTATTTGGAACATCTAAACTCGTTAGGATTTGTTGAGTATGTACACGGCCCAGATTATCTTTTAGAAAAAGATTTTATTGATAGTGTAAAAGGATATGATTATTGGTTTATATCACTTACAAAATTTGGACGTTTATTTTATAATGTCTGTATAAAAAATTTAAATATAGATGACTCAGGAAATAAATTCTAAATATCCAATGTTGTGAATGGATAGTGCTTGCACTTGATTTTTTCATTAGAAGCTCTCTTATAAAGGAGCTTCTTCGTTTTCTTGGTACAAGATCTTTTTTTTGTTCCACATCGAACCCACGCAATGCCATCAAATAAACTGGTGAAGTGATTACTTATCTAGCATATAGCAAAGTTTAAACTTGTGGTTTCTTGCACCATTTCATAATTAGCACTGTTCTATACTATCTACATAGTATCAGGGGGAGTGAATGAAAGAAGGTTATTACTGGATTCAGTATGTGGGTGTTGTACAGGTAGCGTACTACACGAATGACACTGTTGATGATCTGGATACGGGTAAAACAATCACAGGTGTCTGGCACCTGACAAGAGGCGATGATATTTGCCATAACGGTGAAGCAGAGGTGTTAGAAGGTCCTCTTACTCCACCAATGTAAACAATCTATTTCACTTAGGGGCTGCCGCATGGCGGCCTTTTTCATTTCAGGCTCACGGGAATCATCCGCTACGTGCTTTGTTGATAAATCCACCTCGTGAAGCCTGACCCTTTCATCACACAAAGCGCCATCCGAAAAATCGGAGGTGAGGCTATGACCAGAATGAGCACCATTTACAGCAGACTTTCATATGGAACAGGCACCACGCTGACCGGCTGCGGTGTATCAGCGAAGGCATATGCCGAAACAGCAAAAACAGCAAAAGAGGTGTCCTGGATGTTGGCCGACAGAATTGCAGGGTTAAGCCTGAGCGACTGGGCAATTATTGTCGGTATCGCATGCACTGTTATCACCTGTGCAGTGAACTGGTATTACAGGAAAAAGGAAAGGGAGGACCGGCTTAATGGCAATGTCACCAAAGCTGAAGAATAAACTGAGCGCAGCGGTCGTTGGTTTGATTCTTGCGGGGGCTTCTGCACCTGTGATTCTCGATCAATTTCTGGATGAGAAAGAGGGTAATAGCCTTACGGCATATCGCGACGGTGGTGGACTCTGGACCATATGCCGTGGCGCCACGATGGTTGATGGCAAGCCAGTAGTCCAGGGCATGAAGCTGTCTGCTGAGAAATGCGCCCAGGTGAACGCCATAGAACGCGACAAGGCGCTGGCGTGGGTTGAGCGAAATATCAAGGTACCTTTGACCGAACCACAGAAAGCCGGGATCGCATCTTTCTGCCCTTATAACATCGGCCCCGGAAAATGTTACCCGTCCACATTCTATAAGCGAATAAATGCCGGCGACCGTAAAGGCGCCTGTGAAGCGATCCGCTGGTGGATTAAAGACGGCGGCCGCGACTGTCGTCTGACCAAAGGCCAGAAAAATGGGTGCTATGGGCAGGTCGAGCGGCGCGATCAAGAAAGTGCGCTGACGTGCTGGGGGATAGACCAGTGAGTAAAACCTTTGCTGTGTTTCTGCTGGTGGGCTGTGCGTTTATTGCCGGAAGCGTCTGGAGCGACCGGGGCTGGAAAAAAAAGTGGGCGGAACGTGATAGCGCGGAATCATCGCAAACAGCGAACGCGCAGACCGCCGCCCGCATGATTGAACAAGGGCGTATTATTGCCCGTGAGGAGGCTGTTAAAGATGCACAAGCACAAGCCGCTAAATCTGCTGCTACTGCTGCTGGCCTTTCTGCCACTGTTAGCCAGCTGCAGCAGCAAGCCAAAAAACTTGCCACCCGCCTGGACGCCGCAAAGCACACCGCAGATCTTGCCACTGCCGTCAGAAGCAAAACAACCGACGCAGACGCCGGAATGCTCGCCGACATGCTCGGACGCCTTGCAGAAGAAGCTAAACGTTATGCTGGAATCGCTGACGAACGCTACCGGGCCGGAATGACGTGTGAGCGCGTTTATGACCAAGTGAGAGAGTCAAATAACAACATGGTTTACCACATAGTGAAGCGTTGAAAACTGGTATGATTAGGCTTCAATTTTCGGTGGTGGATTATGAGAAAAGAAATAACGGTAAGCAATGCTAAGCATGAGGCAGGTCACTGGATAACGGGTTGGATACTTGAAAAGGCAAGCGAGGACATAGTCATTGCCACAACCATAGTGGGCGATTCATATTGTGGTCGTGCCCCTCATCCGGATTTTGTTGACCTACAACAAATTAACTTTCATCTGGGGAACCGGGTTATCAACTTACTCAGCGGAGCTATATCCGAAAGCCTTGTATGTGGAGAATTCAATCGTGAGATATATCAGCATCTCATTAGCGATTACAAAGGAGCATGGCCGGATTTTTTTATGGCTTCTGAGTTGTTCCGCTACTACTACAGGTCGTTGCATTCCTCTAAACGAGGGTCTTTTGAAGAAGAGTGGAACCTTCTAATTACGAAAGCTGAAAAAATTATTAAGCAGCATGAAATGTTTATCAATCATGTAGCAAATGAAGCTATCCGACGCCTGTCCGTCGAACAATCACAAATAACATTGTCGCAAGCTGATGTGCTTGAAATATTAAAGAATAACTCGTGATGAACATTCACTGAGTGCCTGGGATAATGTTATATATGCTACTCTAGAAAGCGGAGGGGCAATGAATATTAAAAAATACTGGTTTTTTTCATGGGTTGCTTATGACTCAGTAACGGGTGAAAAGTTACTTGAATATTCCGGTTCTGATACTTTCACCTCTGAGGAAGGAGTTAGTGCAGTTGAGGTTTTTGAGAGTTTAATGAGTGACTTTGAATCGAGAAGAGAAAATCTGAAAATACATTGCATTGCATTCAATCCTATCTAAATAACGAGCCTCGCGTATGTGGGGCTTTTAAATGCACGCAGCCCATCATTGCAAGTGATAATCATTATTATTAAATGGGTCCTCCTGGCGATTCTGAACACCGAGGGGGCGAGGACACGCGGAAAACGGCTGGTTTTTTGCATTTTATCGGCATCATCATCATTCCCTTAACTTGTTGATATTTCAGTCGTGAAATTATTCACGATGTCGAAATGGTTAAATATTGTTCATCATCATGGATAACGAACTGAAAAACCTTCGCCTCAACATCAATCAGCTGGCAGCGGTGACCGATCTTCATCGTCAGACGATCGCAAGCAGGCTGAATAACGTTGAGCCCGCTCCAGGCAGTAATTCTCGTCTCAAGCTTTATTCTGTCGTGGATATTCTCCGGGAACTGCTGGGCCGAACCACGGCACCCGAGCTGGTGGATATCGATAAGATGTTACCGCCGGATCGTAAGGCGTGGTTTCAGTCCGAACGTGAGAGGCTTAAATTCCAGCAGGAAACAGGTGAGTTAATTCCGGCATCGACAGTTACCCGAGAATTTTCATCGATGGCAAAAGCCGTCGTTCAGGTGCTGGAAACGCTGCCGGATATTCTTGAACGTGATTGTGCGATGACGCCTGCAGCTGTCGTTCGGGTACAAAAAGTCATTGATGACCTGCGGGATCAGATAGCCCTGAAGGTTGAGCAGGCAGATACGCCGGAACAGGAGGACAGTTCGCCAGAAGAGGAGTAA